CCGTCGCTACAAAGCGGCGTGTACTGTGCATGAGCGTACACCAGCCCTGGTGCCTGGATAGTGATACTCGACGCTCCAATGGACGTGGCGGCCCCCACTATGACCACCTCACTGCTTGGACCATCAAAGATCGTAAGCCGGTCATTGACGTTTAGTGCAACCGTCGCGCTAGGTGTGATAGGAAGCGATGTCGAACCTATAATCTGAGCACTCGACAGACGCGCGGTATTGCCAACGAGTGAGACGGTCTCAAGCCCCGTTGGATTGCGCAGAAAGTCGAATACTGAGATATACAGGTTCATGCGCTTCTCTCCCTTGCCGCACGGCGCTGCGCTCGCTCAGTTTGCCTTGCCACACGATCTGCCTGGAAGACTGCACTGTCACCACGGACTGGCTCAAGACTTTCAAACACTTCCAAACGTGCCTCTAGCTCGTCTATCCTCGCCTCAAGTGAAAGAAGCGTTGGGGGTACAATTGCTGCCGCTCGTGGAGATTCTTCGACTACTGGAACCTCCACTGGGATATGATCCTGTTTTGCCATAGCTTTCTCTCCTTCTACACTTAGGTCAGCATCGAAGCGCCCACAGAATAAGTACAGCTATTGCTGTTGTTCGCCACGACTTTCACCCTCCAGGTATGCGGTATCACATCGGATACAACGGCATTAGCCGCCGCTGTCAGACCTGGATAGACCACATAGACATTCGTACTATTCGTGGTCACAGCCACACCTGTCAGTTGCGCAACATACGCTCCAGACGCGACATCCTTTGCATCAATCTCCAGTGTCACTGATCCTGTACCTGCACTCGTCACGTTCAGCACAACACGCACACCGCGTCCACTCGTATTGGTTTGATCAGCAGTCGTCTGCGTCGTGGTGAAAGCGGCTGATGGAATGAGCGTGAGGTCATTGCCGCCGCTCACCTTCACCTGAAGGTTGCCACCCACATCAACAGTGGCCTGTCTCCACGGATAGGTGCCGTCAGAGATCTGAATGTTGTTCCCGCCAGTGTCAGCGAGGTTGACGGTATTGACCTGGAGGATGCCAGAACTTGCTGGTGCCACCGACCCAGCAATGGCGGTGAACTTGATCGGGAGGCTATTGACATCTGGCCCTGGTGCACCAGTCAGGGTATACCCGACAACATTATCAATCCCATCGATACACCAGTAGATGTTGTCACCCTTGTAGTAGATGAAGTACTTGTGAACGGATGAGTCTTGTGGCTGCTTGCCATTCCCTGTTGAGAGCGACAAGTCTTGTACCGCTACCCTTGTACCTGACTGGTAGGTGACACACACCATTTTCCCGGCAGTCGTGACCTCAAAGCCACAGGCATTGGTGAGCGGTACGGCTGCCGTAGGTGAACCTGGAGAGGTGCCTAGTCCCCAGAAAAAGTACTGATTTGCCACAATCGGGAAGGCGATATTGACGCCCGTATAAAAGAGCAGCCAGCCAGGGTTAACCGGCGGGAAGGAAACGGCACTCTCAAGGTAGGAGTAGCCGTTAGCCGTGGTTCCTGTTCCCAGTTGGGTGCTCGTCAATTGATTGTTAGCGGCGACTCCTCCACCGGATGCAACAGGTGCGAGCCACCTGTTGGTGATATCCAGCGTAGACGTGTCGAAGCCTTCTTGGAAGAGTTGCGATGGCTCCAGGGCTACACGTAACTCACCAGCCGCCATGATGGTTGCACTTGCGCTACCGGTAGCAGTCCCAGTAAGCGTGGTCTGCGCAACCATTGGCGCAGACTTCTGCCCACCAGCGCCCGGCGTACTGTCGGCAACAGGCGTACCTAACTGGATAGGCAACACGCCAGTACCAGGAGCATAGCCAGTTGCTCCCGCTCGACGCCCATCGCTATCTGTGGGTGTTGATGGCATGTGCCGTCTCCTCTCTCTTGAGATCCCCCTTACCTCAAGAGAGGATCGGGGTCACTCGAATAATTTAGGTTGCTGTATGTTGAGCGTTTCTGCTTGCTGTGCTTTTTTCTTTGCCCAACGTTCCTTGTGGATTTGTGACATTCTGATCCGTGACTCCTCGGTATGGAGTCTTGGTTGAATGCCTTCATCCTTACGCTTCTGTGCTGCGGCCTTATTGCTAATCCGCATTTTTTCGCGCGTCTCTTCAGAAGGACTTACACCTCGTTTAGCTTTGATCCTCTGTTCCACGTGCTCAGGAGATTGTTTCTTGTCCACTTTTGCATCGCGCATCTTCTGTCTGGTTTCTTCAGAGATTGGCTTACGGCTTCGTGTTGCCTTTTTGCGTTGCTCCTCAGACCAGTTGGCTCGCGTGGCTTTGTTACTTTCAGAAATGCGTTGACGTTGTTCCTCGGTAAAGGTACGCCCTGTTCTGGATTGAGACATTTTTTGTTTTGTCTCTTCTGAAAGTTTCCTATCCCGCTTCTTCTCAGCCATCTTCGCCTTAGACTCTTCAGTGTGTGTTCTGAGTGCCGCCTTTTCACTCATACGCTGTTTTACTTCTTCTGTTCGTTTGGTTCCTAGTAAAGTATGGTTTACCTGCCCAACGTTGTAAGTTGGTTTTAGTAGACCAATCCAGTAACTTTCGCGTTCAAAGAGTAATTGCTTATCCTTCACAAGTTTCTCAAGAATGCTGAATGTGAATGCAGACTCTCCATGCTTGAGATAGGATCTCTGAAGGTGGCTCGAATGATGCTTACCTTGACGAAGTTCTCTGAGATGTCGGCTTTTGCGTGTCTCAAAATCGACTGCGCTACCAACATAACAACTACCTGTAATGCTGTTCGTAATAGCGTAGATGCACGGCTGCTGTGGCATTTTCAAACCGTCTTTCGTTTGAGCCTTGTTTGTGGAGTCACCAGTCGGCAAGACTAACCGATTTTCGATTGGGGTAATTACTCCCTCTCTAGGTGACTCCGTTATTATACCACTATTTGGCTGTTAATGTCCACTGAGTCAGCCTCTAGGGCCGATTCAAGCTATTTTCAACGATGCCTGTTATATACTACGTTAACGTTATTCCTGTAATTAAGCTCCAGCCGCCAAGAAACTGATTACACTCTTTGTTACTCACTCTTACAAGTGGGAGTAGACATTTCTGCTACTCTCTCCGATTTCATTCCTCTTGCGAGGTGGCTTATAGTCGGAGGTCGGACTATATCTTACCTTTCGGCCCTGCGTGTAGTCTCTACGGAGCCCCTTGCGGGTTCCCTCGGTATTCCCGTTGCCACAGGTTCACCGATACAGCAGGTTTTCTGCAACTTGCAGCTTTTACGCTACAAGAGGGAGACCATCGTTTTCTTCTTCGATCAGTGTAATGTTGATGTAAGCAGCGTATCCCCATTGCGTCCAATGAGACTGGTCAGGTGGGTACTCTACAGCGAACATGTCGCGGTTCACGCCCACACGGAAGGGAGGCTTATCAATGGCGGTCACAGGGAATGGAATGGTGAAGGAGCCAATCATGATGGTGCCCTGCCCTAAGTAGGGCAGCATGATCACATCGATGACTTTGCCTGTGGTCTGGTTGATGTACTTGGTGACGCGTTGCCCTGCTATAAGCGATCCCATGCCGGTGTCATTGGTCTGTGTGACACGGAAGTTCGTGCCGTTGGCGACGAGGTAGGAGAGCTTTTTATGATCTTTGATCCCAACAAACATGTAATCAGGATCAGCATGTGCGCTGAGATACATGTTTTCAAGGACGGTATCGATATCAGTCAGAGCAAGGGTGCCAGCACCACTAGCAGGTTGTGCAATGATTGGCGTTTCACCGGCAATACCAAGTGAGCCAGGCGTGCCAAAGGTGTTGTAGATGAGTGCCTGTGCTCCATCAATGGTGAGCGGCAGGTTCAGCGTGTTGGAATCGGTAGATTTGACCACAATGGCGGTATTGGTAGCAGTCACAGTGGTTGAATAGGCTGTACCAGAGGTTTGAGCCGCAGCCAGTCCGAAGGTCACGGCAAAGTAGCCTTGTCTAATCACGTTAGCAGGCTGGTTGAGTGTATTGGCAGAGCCGCCGATAAACTGGGTAGAAGTGGTTTGTAGCCACATCGCACTGTTGGCAGGCTGCGTTGCACCAATGCCACAATAGACCTGATACTTGGTGGCCGATGGCACACAGTTGATGTTCATGGTGATCGTGCTGGTTGAACCGGTGGTCGTGATAGAAGATCCAACAGCCGTTGCTCCACCAAGTGCCAATGTCTCACCATTTGCATTGAGTGCGGTCACCAGAAACCAGTAGGTGCCTGCTGTCAGCAATCCACCCGTGGTAGCGGTTGCGAGTCCGTTTACGGGAGGAGGAGACCAGAGACGTTGACCTGAGTTAATCAACCAGAACTCTTCTTCTTGCATGAGTGCGGGGATCAGTTTTGCGGCAACCGTAGCACGGACATCACCCTGCCACATACGTCCATAGATTTCAGACTCGAACGAGACCACATCACGGTATGCCAGCAACTTGGCAACGTTCGACAAACTAGCGAACTGGTAGGAGAGTGCAGATGGTGTGCCAAACTGCTGTACAGCCGCACCCGCCACGGTTGGTCCAGTACCACCGAAGTAGTCGAGGACGGTACGCCAGTTCACGGTGTCAATGCCAGGCAGTGGATCGCGCGGCGTCATGTTCAACAGCGGGGTCATCTGTGGGATGACGAATTTGGCGGCTGGCTCTAAGTAGTAGCCGGTGAAGTTGGCGTTGTTGCCTGCAAACGTACCATCACGGGTGACATCTGCACCTTGCAATGCCTCGATGGTGTCCTGGTTAAAGTTGGTGATACCTTGAAAGGTGTTCTGTCGAATACGTTCAACGATCTCAGGTGAGAACTTCGCGCCGTCCTGATAGATTTGTGCGCCCTCCACACGGTTTGCGGCAAAACGTTCAACCTGAGCGGCGAGTACGTCACGATCAGCAACTAAGCATTCCTCGATGACGCCTACCGGGTCTTTTGTGTTGCCAACAGACTTGCGTGCCCCTTCTGGGAGCGAGTCCTTTGGTACAGTGATAGCCATTATCCATCCTTATGATTATGGGGTGCGTCCGTACGTCGGCTGGGCAGCCAATGCAGCGGCAGCAACTTGTTTTTCAATCGTGTCAAATGCGCCCATCTGTTGGAGCCGGTTCAACACGTCAAGCGTACTTTCTTGTCGTGGCGGCAACTGTGATGAGCGTGGGTCGGTAGCAAGTGTTTTCTCCACTGGACGGGCACCATTGAGCATTGGTCCTCCGCTGGCAGGCTGCCTGGCTATCACTTCCACCTGACCTTTTACCTCTGCCAATGCAGAGCGTACTTCGTCAAGGCTGGATTGAGTTGGGACAGTTGCGAGCTGCGACACAATGGTCTCAAGGCTACGTTCGATAGGGGAGAAATCTATCTCAGGTACATGCGAGCGAGCAAACGTGCCTGCAATCGCATGCATGCGGGTGATGGGTGTGTGTAATTCTTGCACCATTCTGGCAAGCAGTATTTCGGTAATACGCTCAGCGAAACTGCCTGCATCCTGATCGGGGTCGAGTGTTTTATCGGCACCCGGCAAGTCAATGTCACCATCATCATCGGGATCGAGGGCACCACGTAACGCACCACAGGCAGTACAGCCACAGGTTTGCATCATCTGCATGGCACTTTGCATGGCACTGTCACGGGCACCGTGGATCGCTGTTTGCGTCTCAGATGAGATACGCGCCCCAGCTCGCTCAACTTCAACCTTCACCTTCTCGATAGACTGAGTAAGATGTGAAGCAATAGCCTCGCCATCTACTTGCATTTCAAGAGCGACAGGAGGTGTTTCAGGCTCGGTAACATCGATGAGGTCAGTCAGGCCATCGGTGCGACAAATGGAAAGGCCATGTCCATCGGGATTACTGGCATTATCCACCACTGAAAGCTCGGAGAGTTCATAGGCAGTCAGGTAGGGATAGGTTTTGCCGTTACGTTCGATGCTTTCCCACGTGTAAGGCTTACCAGCGCCGACACTTAACCCTGAGAGGACGCCTTCTTGTATTTTTGTCCAGGTATCAGGAGCGCCTTTAGAGACGCGTAA